CCCAAGCTGCCCAAGGATTCCGTTCGCCTGAAGATCACCACTGGTCTTGAGGCCCTTGGTAGGTCTTCGGATCTGGCCAAGCAGGGCCAGCTCCTGGAGCATCTCCAGGTCTTCGGCCCGGAGACCGTTGGCAAGTGGATCAACATTCCCAACTGGGTCACCCGTGTGGCCTCCAACCTGGGCATCAACGCCGAGGGCCTCGTTAAGAGTGAGCAGCAGGTTCAGGCCGAGGAGCAGCAGAGGGCAATGATGGAAGCTCAGGCCCAGCAGCAGCTCGCCCAGGCCCAGCAAGCACAAGGAGGTCCCGGTGGCCCGCCCCAAGCGTAGTCCCGTAGTTGACCCTGAGGTCTCCCCAGAGGAGGCCCCAGGAGCCCCTGAGGAGCCACCAGAGGCCCTCCCCGAGGACAACCCTGGTGACCCTACAGGGTCCACCCTTCCGAGGTCCTACAGGCTCCCTAGCGGGTCCCTGTGTACCGACTACTAACCCGAGGTACTGAATGGTCGAATCTGTCGTAATCAAGTCCGAGCCTACGGGCCCTGCTGCCCCGGCCCCCCAGACGGGAGCCCCGGCAGGGGATAACCCTGAGCGACCCTCTTGGTTGCCAGAGAAGTTTGAGTCCCCCGAGAAGCTCGCCGAAGCCTATACGAACCTGGAGAAGGAGTTCTCCCGGCGTAACTCGCCGAAGCCTGCTCCCCAGGGTGAACCCCAAGGGGAGCCCCAAGGGGAGCCCCAGGGGAAACCCCCCGTCGAGTATGGGGTAGACAGCTTCCGCCAGGACCTTGGCGAGCTGGTGGCAGCTCAGATGAAAGGCGAGCAGGTTCCTGAGGAACTGCGTCAGCGGATGACCAAGATTGGCGTGGACAACGAGTTCCTGGACCAGATTGTCCAGGGGCAGGTTGCCCTCGTTAAGCAGGCCCAGGAAGCCATCTACAAGCAGGTAGGTGGTGAGGATGCCTACAAGAGCATGATGGAGTGGGGCCTCGCCAACCTGAGTGATGCCGAGCGTGGCGCCTTTGATGCTGCCCTTACGCGCAGCGAGGCCGACGCTTTCATGGCTGTTCAGGCCCTGGCTGCTCGCTATCAGGCTGCCAATGGTCGGGACCCCAACCTGGTTCGATCCGATGGATCTGGTGGTACCGTTGACTCCTATGAGTCCATCGCACAGATGAAGGTGGACATGAAGGACCCCCGCTACAAGACAGATCCGGCCTTCCGCGCTCGCGTGGAGGCCAAGATCGCTCGCTCCTCGATCCTGTAACTCGACAAGGGGTTCCCACAGGGGACCCCATAAGAGTTCCCGAAGGCACCGTTACGCGATTCGTGCAGGTCGGAATGGTGCCCTGACGCGCTCGCCGGGGGCGATACACCCGGCACCCATTTCTGTGGCTCCCCTGGGGGCCACTCAAAGACCCTCCTACGAACACTTCACGCACACCTTGGCCTCCTGCGGGAGACAACCCTGCGTCGGGTGGGTGGTAGTTGGTGGGCATTCACCTGTGTCCAACCACAACCATTTGAGGTAATCACAATGAGTAACGCAACTCCCTCCCGCCTTGGTGCAATCAACGAAGGCGTTGACAAGCTGGCAATGTTCCTGAAGGTCTTCGCTGGCGAGGTCCTGACGACCTTCGAGGAGACCAACGTCGCCGAAGCCCTCCAGATGACTCGCTCGATCAGCTCGGGCAAGTCTGCTCAGTTCCCCGTGACCGGCGTTGCTTCGGCTGCCTATCACTCTCCGGGTACTGAGATCCTGGGCGGCTCGATCAAGCACGCCGAGCGGGTGATCTCGATTGATGATCTGCTGCTGGCGTCGGTGTTCATCGCGAACATTGATGAGGCCATGAACCACTATGACGTTCGGTCGATCTACTCGACTGAGGTCGGTCGGGCCCTGGCCAAGCAGTACGACATCAACATCCTCCAGGTTATGATCCTGGCGGCTCGCGCCTCCGCGACCATCACTGGTGGCAACGGTGGCTCCGCTCTCACCAACGCTTCGTATGGCACCGATGGTGCTGTCCTGGCGGCTGGTCTCTTCGAGGCCAACCAGAAGCTCGATGAGAAGGATGTCCCCGAGAACGACCGGTATGCCATCGTCAAGCCGGCCCAGTACTACCTGATGGTCAAGACGACCGATGTCATCAACCGTGACTGGGGTGGCTCTGGCACCTATGCCGAGGGCAAGGTCCTCAAGGTTGCCGGCCTTCACATCGTGAAGAGCAACCACCTGCCCAGCACCAATGTGACTACGGGCCCGACTGCCTATCAGGGCAACTTCACCAATACCCGTGCCGTTGTGGTCCAGAAGGGTGCCGTTGGTACCGTCAAGCTGCTCGACCTCGCGACCGAGAGCGAGTACGACATCCGCCGGCAGGGCACGCTGATCGTGTCCAAGTATGCGGTGGGTCATGGCATCCTCCGTCCCGAGTGTGCGGTTGAGCTGAAGACTGCGTAACCCTGAGGCTCCCCCTTGGTAACCCCGAGGGGGAGCCCACAACGAAGGAGTCTCAACCAATGGCACTGCTCACCAAGTACCACATCCGTGGCATGGCAGATAGCGCCGGCTCTCCTGGCACCATCATTGCCACTGAAGCCGTCGAGCATCACGATGATGGCTCGGTCTACTTCACCCGGCCCAACGGCATGGTGGTTCGCCTTCAGGGCCCCACCGTTCGTAAGTTGCTTGAGGACATCCTGAACATCCACCTTGTGGGTGATGAGGATACGACCTCTTCGACCTAATCCCAACCAACCCTCTGGGGAGGTCCTCAGGAGCCCTGAGGGTCTCCCCATTTTGTCTATATACCCAGGAGACACCAATGGCTGTCACTCGGATGACCAAGCTAGAAGCTGTCAACGTCATGCTGGGGACCATTGGCGAGTCCCCTATTGCTACCCTGAACTCCACCGGCTCCGCTTACGTTGCCATCGCCAAGGCTGTGCTTGATGAGGTCTCTCGGGACATTCAGGCCGAGGGGTGGCACTTCAATACCCAGAACAAGGTTGCACTTGCCAGGGATGTGGGTGGCAAGATCCCTGTGCCATCCAACGCACTGAAGGTTGATGTCAGCCTCTATCACAGCGACAAAGACATCACCGAGCGGAATGGTTATCTGTATGACCTGATCAACCACACCGATGTGTTCACTGACACCCTGTACTGTGACATCGTCTTCGGGCTCGACTTCGAGGAACTCCCCCAGGTGGCCCGCAGGTATATCTCTCTGAGAGCTGCCCGCATCTTCTCGGCCCGAGTTCTGGGCGATGAGGACATCTATCGCACCGCATCCGCCGAAGAGTCCGAGGCCAAGGCAGCCTTTGAGTCTGCCGAATCTTTCAACTCAGACATGACCATGCTGAACGGGCATTGGGATGTCTACCGTGTCTTGGCGAGGTAACAACCATGGCTCTTGTATCTGGAAGTCTCCCTGGTCTACACGATGGTGTCTCTCAGCAGCCGGCCTTGGTCCGTAATGCCTCCCAGGGTGAAGTCCAGATCAACGGGGTCTCAAGCGTTGTCAATGGGCTGTCCAAAAGGCCTGCCTCTGAGTTCATTGCTAGGCTGCTGAGTTCTGCTCCCGCCGGCACGGCTACCTATATCTGTGAGCTGGGAGAGGGTGGCAAGTATGTCGTCATGGCCTACACCAGCTCTGGGACAGAGTACCTGAAGCTGTTCAACGCCACCACCGGGGCCGAGGTTACCATCAATAACTTGGTGGGCAACCTAAACTATATCCAATGCACTACCCCCGCTGACCAACTGAAGTTCATGTCGGTGGGTGACTTCATCTTCATCCTGAACACCTCGATCAACCCGGCCCTGAAGACCGGGACCAACTCCCCTGGGACCCTCAAGGGTACCAAGCAGCTGTTCTCTGACTTGCCCACCTCTGGAAACACCATTGGTGACATCTGGAAGATCGAGGGCACCCCTGACTCGGGTGCTGACAACTACTATGTGATCTTCCAGTCGGGCAACTACTGGGCCGAGTGTTCCAAGCCAGGGGAGCTGTACAAGCTCGATTGGGACACCATGCCCCATGTGCTGAAGCCAGATGGTCTTGGTGCGTTCGACTATGCCCAGCCCCAGTGGAACGACCGAGAGGTTGGCGACCGAGGTGATGGCAAGACGGGCTCTATTCCAGACCCCAGCTTCATCGGCAACCCTGTTACCGACATCTTCTTCTTCCGCTCTCGC